CTGGTCGATGTAGTGCCCGCGGGTGCGGTAGCCATAGAACCGGTGCTTGAGGCTGTTGTGCGTCGGCTCGGCCACCAGACGCTCGGCCTCGCCCGCCATCCGGGAGTCCTCCAGCTCCAGGGCCTTGGGGTTCTCCCCCCACCCCTGGTTACTCAGCGTGAGCAGGGCTCAGTGGGGGTCATCGATCACGGTCGCTGGGCTCAGCTGGACTGGGCTCTCGTCGTCGGTGATCTGACCGGCAAGCACCTGGTCACCGACCTTGACTGGACCGTTGTGGATGATGATCCAACCGGTCCGAGGTAGTGGCTTCGCCTTGTGCAGGGTGATGCGCATGTTCAGCTCCTCGCGTGCGCTGCCTTGCCGCCTGCACTGCGGTTACAGCGTCGGTGCTCCGGCCCTGTCCACGTGGTGCGGTCCTCGGTGTGGCCCAAGTCCCAGGGTTGACAGAGCAGGATCAGCCTGGCCGGCATGACGCACACCACGGCGTGGCAGTGCACGCCACCCAGCTCGACCTTGGGCTTCCACTTGTCACGCAGGCTGTCGTGCTCAGCGTCGTAGCCACGCTGCTGCCGTGTGCCCCGTGCTCTTTCCACCTGGCGTGTGTGCTCGGTGCACCTGCTGGTGGTGCCGAGGGTGGGGCAGCCAGGCTCAGCGCAGACGCGCATGCGGGCCATGGTCACCACCTCGCGCCGTGCGGCAGGGCAGGCCGCGCATTGCCCACCCTGCCGCTTCCCCTAACGCGCCCTGTTGCCAGGCCTGGATACGACGAAGCCCCGGCCAGGTGAGGGGCCGGGGCTTGTCGCGTTCTGGGCGTGCGTCGCCGCACACATGCGGATTCATACCTGACCTTGACGCCGCCCGTCAAGTCACCGCGCCGCAGCTCACGGACGCCAGATGTCCTGGTAGCCGGGTTTGTGGGCGTACGGGAGCGCGAGCACGCGCACGGTCAGGCATGGCCAGCGGACCACGGCCGCCTCGTCGCCCGGATTCCCCTGCTCGCCACAGGTCGAGCACACCGGGCCGTTCGGGTCGTAGCCGTGGACGGGAGCATGCAGGTCCAGGATCCGCCGCTTGGCGTCGATGTCGGCCAGCATCTGGCGCCACGAGATGGTCGACTGTTCGCCGATTTCCCTGTCGCTGATGATGGCCCGCTCGTCCTCGTCCAGCTGAGCGCGCAGCCAGGTGATCAGCTCGTCCATGTCGGTCATGCTCCCATCGCCTCAGTGCGGATGCGGATGAGCGCTTGATGCCCGGCCTGCTCCAACTCGGCGGGCGTGGGTGGGCGCTGCGCGTGCTCGTGGTCACCGGATGGCCATCGGCCCGCTATCTCCGTGACGGTCGCCGACTCCATCGTGCTGACGTCGAAGGTCTCGTGTGGCTCAACGCCGCACTGCCAGCAGCGGATCATGCCGTCACCCTCGGCGTGGCGTGGCGCGGATCCTCGGCCGGGTCATCGCAGAGCATGCATCCCGGGTCGCGCGGTGTGTACGGGTGGGCGATCTTGATCGGTGCCCAGTTCTTGCGCTTGTCCTCGACCTCCCTCTTCAGCTCGGCCAGCTGGGCGGACAGGATCGCCGCGCGAATCTCGGCCTGCTGCGCCCGGTCCTCGGCCTGCTCGGCGTACCTGCGGAGCTTCGTCTTGCTCATGCCGCGTTCTCCTTCCGTCGTGCTCGCTTGGCCTGGTCGCCGGCCAGCCGCGCCTTGTCGGCGGCGGCCAGGTCCAGCACGTCCCCGACGTAGTGCAGCCGCTCCCGGGTCTCGCCGTCGGGCGGGTCCGTCCAGGCGGCGACGATGCCGGTCTCGGTGCGCCAGTAGCTGGCCAGCTGTCCCCGGTTGGCCCAGGTGCGGATGGTCTTGACGTTGACGCCGTGGGCGTCGGCGATGTCCCGGGCGGTGAAGGCCGCAGCGCGCACCTCGCCGTCCAGCCACTTCTGCCGGTCATCGGCCGGCCAGCGCGCCTTGCAGGTGCGGCAGGTGCCCGTGCCGCCGCCGAGGGGTACGAAGACGCTGCCCTTGCACGGCTCGTCGCGTTCGTACTCGTTGCCGTCGTCGTCCCAGCCCACGGTGGATCCGCACGGCCCGAGGTACCTCGACTCCCTCGGCGCTCGCACCACGCCGGACAGCACCCGGGCGCACGCCGCGAAGTCCGCGAATACCTCGTCGACTTCGGGCCGGTGCGCCAGCCAGTCCAGGTGTCCGACCAGCCACCGCGCCACGACGGCCAGCATCGGCGGCGCCTGCTCCTGGTCGCGCATCGCCTTGCACGAGTCGTGGGTGCACTCGTACCGCGTCCGGCACAGCGGTCCGGGCGGCGGCGTGACCGGCGTGGGTGCCTCGGGCAGGTGCACACCGCGTTCCTCGGCGACGTGCCGGGCCCAGCCGTTCAGCGACGCCGTGACCCGGTCGAGCCGCGAGCGCGCACCGAGGTCGAGCGGCAGTTGCGAGCCGGGCTTGCCGGGTCCGCCACCACCCGAACCGGATGAGAGCCGATTTGCCGCGTCAGAAACGGCGAGGGCTACCTCGGCTACCGATTCGAGGTTCTGAGCCGCCAGCGACGCGCACCGGGCGCAGGAATAGCCGTTCTCGGTCTGGCGCGGGAGGCACCCGTCGCACTTCCCGTCCTCGCAGGCGGGCAGATGCCGTCCACGGATCCGGCAGCCGGGAATCACGCAGAGCAGGCTCACGGGCGCACCCGCCTTGGTCGGCGTCGGGAGATCGAGATCTCGATCCCCTGCCACTGCGTAGCTCGGCCGAGTCGTCGGAACGAGATGCACCAGCGCCAGATGCGCACGGTCATGCCGTGACCTCCTTGGGTGTCCAGATCCGCCAGCGGTGGCAGCCGGGGCACTTCCGCTGCTCGTGCGTCGTGCTCATCTCCTCGACCCAGTTGTGCCAGGCGAGGTAGCCCGTCGGCTGCTCAGCGTGCAGCTCAGCGCGGGGGCACGTCTCGGCCTTCCGGGCGTTCACCGGCAGACCTCCGCGTGTTCGTCGGCGCGCCGGTTCAGCTCGGCAAGGGCGAAGGGCTCGTCGCCGTCGATCTCGACGATCCAGTCGCAGCGGTTGCAGCTGAGTTGGATCACGGAGTTGCCGCCGAAGAGCGCGACGGACCCGACCCTGAACCGCTGCCGCTCTTCGGCCACCGCCTTGAGTCGGCGCAGCTCGATCAGCTCGTCACGCAGGACGTTGAGTGCCGCTGCCGTGAGGTTGGGGGGCAGCATCCAGGTGCGGATCATGTCGCCTGCCGCGTACGGCCCGCCGTTGATGATCTGGTCTTCGAGGTCCACGTCAGATCACCGTCCCGTGGCGTGGGCATGCCCAGCCCGGCGGGCGGCTGGCGGTGCCGTTCTTCGGCTTGTCGACGGTGGGCGGCGGGTCGTTGCAGATGCAGCCGGGCCCGAGCGACGGCGGCGCGGTGCGGCGTGGCACCGGTGGACGCGACCGGACCGGTGGCGTCCAGCCCATGACGCGCAGCACCTGGATGACGGCGAGCGCGGTGTGGGTCTCGATGCCGGGTCGTGCGGCGTTGACCTTCCGTGCCGCTTCCCGATCCCCTGAGATCGTTTCTGCGGCCTTGGAGCCGTCAGGGGCAGACACGGGTACCCCTGGGCCTAGATCGGGCGTCCTGAGCGAAAGGGAAGCCCTTACCTGAGCCTCGCTGTGCTCGATCGCCTCAGCCCAACGCGCGCTGTCGCCGTTGAGCAGCGCGCAGATCCGCTCGGCCAGCGCCTGGTCCCCGTTGACGACCACGGCGACGAGCTCGGCCGGGCCGGTGATGTGGCCTTCGGGGGTGCGCTCGCCCTCGCGGACGATGGTGACGCCCCAGTGGTTGCCGGTGCGGTACGTGGTCACGGTCGCTCCTTGACGGTCAGGCCGGGGATGTGGCGGGCGGCGCGGATGAGCCATGCGACCTTGACCGCCCGGGTGCGCAGCCACTGAGTGACGTCAGGTTCGGCGCCGTCGGTGCCGGGTGCGGCGCAGCAGGGCCGGAGCATTTTCCAGCGCCCGCCGTCATCCAGGCGCGACCACGGTGCGCCACGCAGGCGGCAGCTGAAGCACTTCACGAGCCCTCCTTCCGGGTCGGCACCAGCTCGTAGCCGAGGCCGTCGAGCAGCCGCAGCAGGGTGGGCAGCGACGGGACGACGGTGCCGCGGGCGTACCGGCCGATCCACGCCGCCGGGATGCCGGTGCGGCGGGACAGTTCGGCCCTGCTGGTGCCGGTGGTGTGGAGCTGATCGGCGAGCAGCCGCCCGATGTCGGTCGCGGCGGTCAGGCGCATCACGCGGTCCACCCCTCGCGCAGGTGGCCGTCGACCCACGCGGGGACGACGTGTCCGGCGGCCCGGTGTGCGGCGACGTGGGCGAGCATGGCGTCGAGGTCGCGGGTGGCGAAGTCGGGCTCGCGGACGTCCCGCCAGTGCTCCGGGTCGGCTCCGGCGGGCAGCCAGAGCGCGGCGAGCTCCTCGTCTGTGCGCTGGCGGATGACCTTGGCGAAGGCGCAGAAGCAGCAGGTGGGGCCACGGTCGATGTCGTCGTAGATGTAGACCCGGCTGCCGTCGGTGCCCATGCGGACGAAGCTCACGCGTCCTCCTTCGGGATCAGCGCGAGGTCGTAGCCGAGGGCCTGTGCGACCCGCAGCACCGACCGCAGGTCGGGCGTCTCGGCGCCGGTCTCCCAGACGCTGAGACGGGACTGCTTCTGGCCGGTGATGGCGCACAGCTGGCGCTGGGTGAGGCGCAGCAGCACCCGGAGTTGGCCGAGTGCGGGTCCGATGCGGGCCGGGTCGGTCAGGCGGATCACGCCGGCCACCCCGTTCCGGTGCTGCGGGCGCCGGGGTGGCGCTGCGGGACGAGGGCGACCTCGTAGCCGAAGACGTGGGCGGTGTCGATGATGGCGTCCAGGTCGAGGCGGGCGTGGGACTCGCGGACGCTGATCGTGTGCTGGTGCACGTAGAGGCGTTCGGCGAGTTCGCGCTGGGTTAGCTTGCGGGTGAGGCGCATGCGCTTGAAGGACTTGGCGAGGTGCCGGCGGTCGATGACGATCACGAGGTCACCTCGGCTCGCTGCGGCCAGACGACGCGCTTGGTCGGCTCGGGTCCGGCGAAGCGCCACACACCTCGGCGGTCGGCGTGCAGGCCGATGGCGTGCGGGCTGAGACATGCGCCGCCGCGCCGGTGAAGGTCGAAGGCGGTAATGCCGCTGAAGGTGTGGTGACAGGCGGAGCAATGCGCGTTGGACGGGCTGGGCTGGATGCAGGTCGGGCGGCAACTCATGCAGTCACTCCTCGGCTGGTGCGGCGCTCGGCGGCGCGACAGGACAGGCAGACGGCCTCTCCGGTTGACGGGTGCGGCATCGACCCGCCGGGCATCCGGTGTTCGCACTCGGGTCCGCGCTTGATCGCGGTCCAGGCGGACTCGACTTCACGGAGCCGGGCGGCAGCCCGGTGCTCGGTGAGGTGTTGGGCTAGGTCCCCGTCAGCGGCCATCCGCCGAAGGAAGCCAACGAGGTTCCGGGGGGCCCGCTCGTTGCGGATCCGCTTGATGATTGCGACGGCTTCGTCGGCCGTCGCACCGGTGGCTTCGGCGACGATCTGCTCGGGTCCCGGCACAGCGGCTTGGAAAGAAGTATTGGAATGGTCTTGGTAGTGGGCACGTGGTGCCCTAGCCCGGGGCATCTCCTGCCCTAGCTCTGGGGCATCAGGTTCCCTAGGCAGGGCATCAGGTTCCCTAGCCTCTAGGGCACGACGTGCCCTAGCCGGAACGCCCAAACGGTACGCAGTCCGCTCCTTCTCGGAGCGCGCTTTCTCGACCGTGGGTCGGCTCCTGTGGACCCAGCCGTCTTGCCCTGGGGTCTTCTCCACGGCGTTCAGGTGGTTCATGACAGCGCGCCGGGACAACCCCGTCGCCTCGGCCAGCTTCGTCAGCGAGGGGCTGTACTTGGCCGGCACGGCGCCGCCCGGCCAGTTCGCGATGACGGCCAGCACCAACAGGACATGCCGGGCTGGGGGTGCGAGGTCCGAAGCGAGCACGGCACGCTCGAACTCCCAGCGCTTCATGCCAACTCCTCCGGCTCACCCTGGTCGGCAGCCGCGACTTCCTTCAGGAGTGCAATAAGGTCCTCCCGCGTCGGATTCCGGCGAGCCTTATCGCGATCGTCGGTGGCGGGCGGGATGTAGCCGTTCCAGTGCCGCGCTTCCTTGATGTCCAGAATCAGGCAGAGGCGCTTACACGCCCATTCGTGGGCGAGGACACGCTGCCGGCGGGCTGCGGTTTTGGCGCGGATATCGCGCAGCACGGGCAGCCACTCCCGGAGTCGCTGCGCGCCGACCGGGCCGCGCATGAACGGCATCTCCACCCAGACGCTGGTGGCGGTCCGTGGAGTGTCGCGGCGCGCCATCAGACGACACCTGAACAGGTGATCAGAGGCAACGCGAGGGAGTTGACACGCGACAGCGTGTAAGGCCATGGCATCATGACGCCAGGGCTCCTTCCGGGGTAATCGGAACGGGCTTAGGTCGAGTGGGGAGGTCAGAGCCCCCATTCGGCCGCACCCATTCTCCCATTCCGCAGCGTCCGAAATTGATCGGCGCGCCGGATGCCTCTGCGTTATTGATCACTTCTTACCTCGACGTTCTGCTATTCGCCACTCGGCGCTATTCCTTGCTCACGGAATGGCGCCCGGAAATGCGGCCCGGCCGCGTACGGGGATGGATACGGCCGGGCGTCAGGCGGCTCCCTTCTCGCCCGGAAGGTCGAACAGCGTCGGGTGCAGGTTCAGCGGCCGGTTCGACCACAGCACCTCGGTACGGTTCGCCCACCCGTCGCCCTGCCCGGTGCCGGCGGCGAACGTATGCCGGTCCCATCCGGCGTAGAGCTCACGGTCGTACAGGTCGGACGCGTAGCCGGAGAGCACGACCGCGGCCCGGGCGCTGTTCAAAGCGTCGGCCAGGGCTCGATGGTCAGCCTCGCCGCGCATCTCGCACTGATAGCCGTCGTAGGACTTGCTGCGGGTTGAGCCGAGGTACGGCGGATCGACGTAGAGCAGCACGCCCGGCTCGGCGCCGTACTTGGCGATTACCTCGAGCGCTGGCATCGACTCCAGCGAGACCGCGGCGAGCCGCTCGGCCGCGGGCGCTATCCGCTCGACGTAGCCGGCGAGGTAGTCGGGCATCGACGTGGCGGCGCCGCTGGTCTTGACGTAGTGCCGCCATCCGGTGCGCCGCAAAGCGCCGGCGCGGCCTTGGGTGAGCCGGACGAACACGCGACGCGCGGTCTCCAGATCGGTGCCGGCCGGCTCGTACGCCTCCTGCTGCTCCGCCCTCGAGTGCGGCGTAAGTACGCAGACTCGGGCCAGCTCGTCGGGTTGCTCGCGCAGAACGCGCCAGAAGGTCATGAGCTGACCGTCTAGGTCGTTGACGGTCTCGTGGTCGGATACCGACTTGGCCAGCAGCACGGCAAGGCTGCCGCAGTACGGCTCGACGTAGTGATCGTGCTGCGGAAACAACGCGGCGATGGCCGGGGCCAGCATGATCTTCCCGCCGAAGTACGACATGGGCGGCTTCACCGTTCGTCTCCGTTCTCGTGTTCGTAGCGGCTGGCCACCAGCGCCTGTTCCGGCACGTCCGGGAGGGTGTGGCGGGGGTCGCCGGGCTCGCCGAGCAGGTGGCAGGTGAGGCAGACGCCGCGGGTCTCGATGTCCTTCGGATGTGGCGCCAGGTCCGGGTCGGGCACGAACAGGTGCGGCTTCACCTGGGACGGCGGCTGCTTGGTCATGACGTCGCCGCTCGGACGATCGCGGCGGCGAGCCGCGGCGGGACGGCGTTGCCGACCTGGAGGAACTGGGCGGTCTTGTTGCCCTGCCACGGGTAGTCGGCGGGGAACGACTGGAGGATGGCTGCCTCGGCGACGGCGATGCGGATCGACTGGTCGTGCTGTCGCTCGCCGCCGGCACGGTCGCGGTGGCCGGGTGCGGCGATCCGGGGATCGCCGGCAAGAGTGGTGGCGGGCCTGCCGTGCACCCATGCCGGCTTACCTTGACTAGTCAGAGTTGGTGCTGGCCGGTCTGCTGCCACCAGGGCAACGGGAACACGGGAGCCGCGCGGGCCGCGGCCGATGGTGCGCCGGTCTAGCGTCCAGCCCGTGGCGTAGCTGTTGCCTTGTCCGTACGCCCACCGCGGCGACCGGTCGCCGCAGACGGTTCGTGCCGGCCGGTCGATCCCTTCCCAGCCGAGCGCGTCGGCCATCGACACCCATGGCAGGAGCTCTCCACCGAACAGGTCAGCGCCCTCGGGGTGCTGGGCGTGTGTTGGTGCCGGCGGGTGGACAGGCTTGTCCAGCCGAGCCATCAGCACGGCCCGCTCGCGGGTCTGTGGAACCCCGTAGTCGGCGGAGTTGAGAACGCCGGTCCAGGTGGAATAGCCCCAGCGACGCAGGGCGTCCGAGGCGTGCTGCCACAGGCCGAGCACCGGCGGAACCTGCTCGAAGCAGACCCAGGTCGGGCGGAAGTCCCGGACCCAGCGGACCGGCTGGGCGGCATGGTGGGAGCGGTCGTCGGCCCATCCGTCACCGATGTCGTCGCGGCCGGCGGCGTAGGCGTTGATGAGGTGGTGAGCCTTGGTCCGGTCCTGCTCCCCGGCGCGCTTGCCGGCCATCGACCACGCCTGGCACGGCGGGGACGCGACGAGCCCGCGGATCGGAGTGCCAGGCCGGATCGGCGAGCGGGAGACATCGGCGCGGATCCGGGTGTGGCCGGCGGCCTTGGCGGTGGCGCAGGCGCTCGGTTCCCACTCGACGCCGATAACGTCGGTGATGCCGATCTGGCGCATCCCCTCATCCCAGCCGCCAGGGCCAGCGTAAAGGTCGAGGATCACCGGGCGCCTCGCCGCTTGCGCCAGGTGGCCCAACCGTGCCGGGCGAGGGCGTACGGCATCAGCAGGATCACCAGCGGCAGCATGTCGCCGCAGGACCGGCCGAGCGGGTGGCGCCTGTTCCCCCTCGCGGTTGCTGCGTTCAGTCACGGTCGGCTCCTTTCTTGCGTGCGGCCTGTAGCCGCCGTTTGCGCTCGGGGCGCGTCAGCGCCAGGTATTCGGTGAGCGGGAGGCCGAGCAGGTCGGCGTTGGCTTGGCGCCGTACGGCGTCCCGGGCCTGCTTGCGGGCGCTCATGACGCCGCCCAGTGCCGGTAGTCCGTGCACCAGCCGAAGCAGGCCATGCACGACGTGCCGGTGTTCAGGTCCGGCACGAACTCGTGCGCCTGGTCGGTTCCGGCGTAGGCGCCCAGCGGGATCGAGCCGGAGTCCAGCCGGAGCACGCGGATCTCGCGCCCCCGCCGCTCCGCCGCCTCGATCGCTCTACGCGCTTCACGGGCCTCGTGTGCGGCGCGCATTGCGCGTCGGGCAGCGCGGTGCTCGGCCCTACGGTCGTAGTTGTAGGCGTTGTAGGCGGTCCGGCAGGCGCCGTCGATGGGCTCGCCCCTGCGGCGGTGCCGGTCGTAGCCGGCGCGCGTGCCGCAGACCTTCTCCGCGGTGGTGGCCGTCACGACGCACCCCGTTCCAGGACCTCTTCGCCGCGGGCGGTCAGCTGCCACACGATGGAGTCGGCTGGCTCGCGGATCCACTTGTGGTGCTCCAGCAGCGACGCCATGGTGCTGACCAGCGCGGGCGGGTCGCCGGGGATCTCGAGGTAGACGTGGTTGTCAGCTTCGTTGGTGAGGACGCGGCGGGCGTCGACGTCGGCGAGGAAGGCGATGTGGGCGGCGGTCGGAGTCGGCTCAGCCATCGGAGCGGCCCTCCAGGGCGGCGCTACGGGCGAGGCTGTCGGCGACGGTGAACCCGTTCACGGTCATGCCCGGCGCGGCCTCGACGGCCAGCCGGATCGCCTCGTCGTAGCCGAACCGGTGCGTCTCGATCCAGTCGTCCTCGCGGTTCGACGGGCTCGGCTCGTAGTCCCACTCGCCATCAGAGCCCAGTACCAAGCTGTGCCGCTTGACGGCGTACTGGTCGTCGCCGCGCCACTGCACGGTGATGGCGTACGCGCCGTGGTTGACGTTGCCCTCGGGAATCGCCGAGACGGTGACCTCGGTGACGCGGGCGTTGATGCCAGGGGCAGGGTCGGCCATGCGGGTCATGTCGCTTCTCCTTGGCGTTTGGTCAGTTGGGCGCGCAGCTGCTCCAGCTCGATGAGCGCGGACGCCAGCTCGGCCTTGACCGCCTGCGTCTCCTGGAAGCGGACCGCGCAGCGGCGGGCCAGCGAGTCCCGTTCGCGGGTGACCAGCCGCAGCTCAGCGGCGATCTTGTCGGCGCTGGCCAGCTCGGCGCGGAGGCTGTCGATCTGGTCGGCGGCGGCCGCCTCCGATGCGCAGACCCGCCGGTACGCGCCGAGGGCGTATTCGATCGTGGACTCCAGGTCTGGGCAGGAGTCGCCGTCGAACTCCTCGATGTACAGCGCTTCGTGGGCGGCGTGGAATCTCGCGACCCACCCGGCGACGGCGTTCGAGAGCTGGTCGCGTTCGGCCCGCACGGCGGTCAGGTCTTGCTCTGCGGCGCTCCAGCAGGCCCGTGCCTCGTCGCGCTCCTGCTCGACGCGGCGTAGCTGGGCCGAGGTTGACTCGCCGCCCGGCAGGTCGAAGCTTGCGATCTCGACGGCGATCTCAGACGGCTTCCGCTTGGGCAGCTCCTCGGCGCTCACGAGTCACGTCCCGGGCGGATGGCGTTGCGCAGGTCGATCAGCCGGTCCAACTTCGACCACAACGCGTCGGAGCGGACCGGCGGCGGCACGGCGGCGATCTCGGCCAGCTGCGCGTCGAGTTGGGCGATGCGGGCCTCGGCCGCGTCGACCACATCGGTCGGGGTGGCGGTGTACTCGACGCGGAGTGGCTCAGCCGGGCCGAGCAGCCAGCGGGCGATGTTCATGGCAGCCTCACGTCCAATCCCTCGCGGGCGCAGTCGGGGCAGCCCTCTACGCAGATCTCGACGAAGTGGGTCTGGCGATAGCAGCGGTGGCAGAGCAGCGCCTTGTGTGACGAGCAGCAGAGCGCGCTGGCCGGGGTGGCGCAGCGGACGCACGAACCGGAAGCCACAGCCTCGGTGAAGGCGCGGCAGTCGCAGTTGGAGTTGGAGCAGCCGGTCCGCTTCCCGACGGTCGACAGGTTGTGCAGCACGTCCAGGTCGCCGCAGACGCAGCGCAGCATCGGCGGGTACGTCTGCTGCCCGTTCGCGGCGCCCGGGTCGTGGGCGCTCACTGGGCACCGTCCGGCACTGGCGCGGTCTCCGGCCACGCCTCGTCGGGCGCGTCGGCGAGCACCTCGCCCTCAAGGACGTCGCCCTGCGGCTGATCGATCCCGGCCGGCGCGGCAGGCTCGGCCGCGACGCGCTGAACCTCGGCCGCCGCCCGGGCGATCTCCTTGCGGTACTCGGCGGAGGTCGGCACCCACTTCCGCAGCTGACGGGCGGCTGACTTCATCCACATCGCCGCCTCCCACTTCACCCACGGCGAGTACTCCGAGCCGGAGGCGGGGTTGACCTTCCGGATCCGGTCGATGTCGTCCTGGTTCAGCTCGACGACCTGGGAGATCGCGCCGTTCTGCATCTCGGCGTAGGCGTAGACGCCGACGATCGGGCCGCGGGCCGCCTCCCGGGCGAACGGCGTGAAGCGGTGCACCGGCGTGCGGTCGACGCCGCGCTGGTAGCGGTACTCGTCGAATTCGCGGACCACCTGCACGACCACCGACGAGACGGCACCAGCCCGGTACATCAGCTCGACGTAGCCCTGGTATCCGGTGATGCCGAGGATCTCCAGGCGACCCTTCACCTTGCGCGGGGTGAGGTAGTACTCCTCCGAGCCTGGGGTGAGGCCCTGCCGGGCGGCGTCGAGCAGCGCGGCGAGGAAGACGCCCGGCTCGTTGGCGGCGGCGATCTCCAGCTCGAACGGCGCCCCGGGCCGGGCGTCGACCCGCTTGCCCTTCTTCAGCGCACCCTGGGCGAGCCGAACCCAGGTCTCTGCCTTGACGTGCGTGGGCAGGACGGCGGCGAAGCTGTTGCTGTACTTGCGGATCAGCTCGCCGGGGGTGTTGTCCCGCTCGGCGACGGCTTGGGAAACGGTCTCAGGCATAGCTGGCAGCCCTTCCGGGGTTCAATCGGTCGGTGATCGGATAGCCGTCGTCGAGGGCGTGCAGCTCATGCTCGTCGTCCGACCGGCGCTCGAATACGCTGCGGGAGGCGACGAGCTTGTTGCCGACGACGGCGCGGTTGAAGTCGGAGCCGAGGGCGGCACGAATACGGGCTTCGCACCGGTCCACGACCGCCTCGATGCGCTTCTTCAGCGCCCGGGCCCGGCGGTACGTCTCGGCCAGTTCCACCGGCACCTCCACATCGCCCTCACCGAGCGACGGGTGTAGGCGGGAGAGCGTCGCCAGTGTGGCCGCGTGGCCGTCAAGGTCCGGGGCGTCGCCGGATTCGAGCCGGGCGTGGAACTGCGCACCGGCGTGGCGCATGACCCGCAGGTCCATCTCGTCGCGCCTGACCGGGCCGTACGCCCGGAAGCCGCCTGGGCCGAGGACGGCGAAGTGCACCTCGTCCACGCCGAGGACGTCGAGCTGCCAGAGGGCCTGCGCGCGGTAGTAGACGGGGATGTCGTCGGTGCCGGGCTCGCCCCATCCGTCCCACGAGTGCGCCACCCACTTGCACTCCAGCAGCGCCAGCAGGCCGCAGCCGCCCGTTCCCGCGCAGCCCTGGCAGTCGGCGTCATCGCCGTCGCGTGGGTCGACGCGGCTACCGGCGCCGTCGCACCAGCCGCACACGCCGAGGAGTAGCCGATCCGGTGTGGCGAGCTGCCACGGCCGATCCGGGTGCGCGTACAGCCCAGCCGGACACATGACGAGGTTCTCCAGCGGGTCGTTCTCTGCGATCCACCAGTCGGCGATGGCGTCTTCGAGGTGGCTGCCGGTCGAGGTGTACTCGTTGCCCTCGCTGCCCCAGCCGTTGACCTTCTGCCAGTACAGCGAGAACGCGGACTGCCACGGGCTCAGGCCCATCACCGCGGCGATCTCCGACGCGGTGACGCCGGCCCGGCGCAGCTCGTGCCAGCGCGGGTTGTCCGGTCCGGTCTCGGCCGGCGGGAGCAGCTCGATCGGCTCAGCCATCGGTCGGCTCCTTGTCCTTCTCGGCCTCGCGGCGGTAGGCGGCGATGGCGCGGGCGCGGTCCATGACGTCGTCGGGGACGAGGTCCAGCGGTCGGCACGGGCACCAGTCGTAGGCGGCGATGCCGCCGAACGCGTAGTCGGCCAGCAGGCGCGGGTGGATGCCCTGCTGCTCCAGCAGGTTGCCGAGGACGTCGTAGACCCAGTTCGGCAGCTGCTCAGCCATCGGTCGTCACCACCGCGACGTGCTCCTCGGCCGGGTGGCAGCACCGGTCGCAGTCAACGGCGTACAGCTCGCTCTTCACGAAGGCGTGAGGCTTGTCCTTGCAGTGGTAGCAGAGCAGCAACTTCTCGTCGCCCCACCACTCACCGCTGCCAACTGCGTCGTCGGCGGCCTCGCCGGCGCTCGGCCAGTGCGGCGTGTAGTCGTGTTCGTAGTCGGCGCCGCAGTCGCTGCACGCGGCGATGAAGCAGGTGATCTGCCGGATGGCCATCACGCCACCGCCGCATGCCAGACGAGCTGGACGTCGGTGACGGCACCGAATGCTCGGAGCACCGTCACGTGCTCGCGGGTCGTCAGCTCCCGCTGCGGGCGCACGTGCACCGAGCCGTTGTCGTCGACGTCGGCGGTCAGCGGGATGTGCTCGACGGCGCGGAGCACGGTGCAGACGGTGGTGGCCTCGACCTGGGCGCAGCGGTGCCCGACGACGTCACGCGTGTGGCCGTCCTTGATCAGCGTCCTCATCGCAGACCGCCCTGCTGCGCGTCGTAGGCGGCGCGCTCAGGCGTGCCGTACGGCGGCTTGACCGGCCCGTGGTCGACGGGGAAGGTGTCGCCGCACGGGGCTTCGGCGGCCCGCTTCAGCTCACCGAGTCGCATCAGGGCTGCCGCCGCGACCGTGACGGCCTTGGCCTGATCCGTGCCCAGCGATTGCACCAGGACCGCGAAGGTGAAGGCGGGAATGTCGCCGTCCAGAGGCTTGGCCGCCTCGACCATCTGGTCGAGCAGGGCGGTGATGATGTCTTCCTGCTCCTGGTAGTACGTGATGTTTGACAGCAGTGCGCTCACGATCCGGCCCTCCGCACGGTGTAGTGGCAGCCGATTTCGGCCGGGTGCGAGCGCGTCAGCCGGTACGCGCGCCAGTACGCCAGCCGCTCGAAGCGGTGACGGCTGATCGGCTGCTCGACGACCTCACCGTCGGTGTGGATCTGCCGCACCACCGACCAGCGGGTGCGGCGCTCGGCGGCCTTTCGCATGGCCTCGTCGGCGGTGAGCAGCTCGGCGAGGAGCTTGTCGCGGTCGCGGGCGGAGTCGGCCAGCATCTCGTCGAGGCTCTGCCGGTCGGCGCTCACTCGGCCACCGCCGGACGCGGGCCGAAGATCTCGGCGACCATGCGACCCAGGTCGGCACGGGTGTTGAACTCGGAGAAGAGTCCGCGTTCCCCGGAAGGGTTCAGGTGTACGTGCCGCTGCTCCAGGTCGTCCCAGTCTTCAAAGCCGAGGTGCTTGGAGGCCCGGTCGGCGACGGAGATTCCGCCAGCGAGGTACCCGTAGTCTTGGAGGACGGGCGTGTCGCCGGACAGCGCGCAGGCCCAGCCCGCGAAGCAGCCAGACGTTTCGCACCACCACGTTCTCTGGCTCCAGCTCTCCGGGTGAGCGTCAATCTGGTCGAGCACCGCGTACGCCAGCGCCGCGTTCGGGGCGGTCACCACGACACCGCCAGCGCGGCCAGGAACCCGGCGGCCTCGGCCAGCAGCAGCGCACCAGCGCCGAGCACCGCCCACGACCGCGCCGAACGAGCCCGGCGGTGCCTGCCCCGGTAGCGGCCCGCCCGGGCCGGCTCCGGCTGGTAGATGGTCGGCGCGGCGGAACGCGGCACCAGCGCGGTGGGCTGCTCGGCCGGAGTCACGCCGACTTCGAGCACCATGGTGTCGCCGGCGGACAGCTCGGCCAGCTTGGCGATGCCGACCGGCTCGAGGGGCAGGCCCTCGATGAACGGGATGAATGGCTTGGCGGCGGCACCGATGTCGCCGGTGTCGGTGGGGCTGAGCGTGTCGGTCATCGCCCGGCCTCCGTGACGCTGATGTTGAAGCCGTACGCGTAGTAGCCCGACCCGGGCGACCAGCTCACGGTCAGCTCCAGCACGTCGCCCATGTCGGCGTAGACGTGCCACGTCGTGTACTCGCCGGTCGTGCCGACCCCGGTGATGATGTGGTCGACCCGCTCCGGGTGGAGCAGGAACGCCATCAGGTCGGTGCCCGCGCAGCAGTCGTCGGTGTCGGCCAACTCGACGCGCTTGCCGTTGTCGAGCGTGATCGTGAACGTGCCGCCGTCCCGCTCGGCGGAGACGATCCGGTGGCCGACCACGTGCTCACGCAGCGCGGCGACGTTCCCCGGCATGGTGTCTTCGTCGGGGCCGAGGTTCTCTTCGGGGTACCTATCAGTGGTCATCTCTATATCCCTCGTGCGAAGTGGGTGTGAAGTAGGTGCGAAGTTCGGAGGTGGACCGGCGGCCGGGGAAGTGACCGCCGGACCGCGATCAGGACGGGTCGGGGGTCGGCTGACGCAGGCGGATCGACCGGGCGTAACCGCCGAGCGCGTGGAACTGCTCGTCGTGCCCGGCGCAGGTCCGGACGAAGAGCTCCACGTCCAGGCCATCGCGCTTGCGGACCACGAAGGTCGAGAACGCGGCGGGCTCGTCGCAGCCCGCGATCTCGTCGGGCACGTCGGTGTGGTCGATCGCGGCGAGGAGTTCGACGAGCAGCTGGTACTCGCAGCTCAGCGGCGCGGTCATGCGCTGGCCTGCCTGATGTGCTGGTCCAGCACGGTTTGCGCCTCGGCGGCCGTGTCGAAGCCGTTGAAGCTGACACCACACGCGCAGTCCCGGCCGTGGTCGCCAGGGTTGGGGCCGACCGAGCCACCCGTCTCGTAGTGCTCCGGCGTCTCGTCGACCACGAGCGTGCTGTCGGAGACCGTGCCGACCGGGCCGCCGGTGTGCAGCGGCACGCGGGCCGGGGACACCGGCGTCGGGTCGTCCGGCTCGGAATCGGCGCGGGTGTACGTCAGGCCGGACGCGTCCGCATCGACCTGGGCGCGCAGCCGCTCAACCTCAGCGCGGAGGCGTTCAAGCTCGCCAATGTCGCCTCGGCCGCCCTTGTGCCAGGCGTACAGCTCGTACCAGACGTGGTCGCCGACCTTGATGCGGAGGACGGTTCGGTCGTCGAGCTGCTCGTCGGTACCGACTTCAAGGCTCGCCGCGATGCTGCGGACGGAGGCGAGGTTCTCAGCGTCGGTACCGTCGCCGAGCGTCAGGTGGCGGTGGAGGCTCAGCGTCGGCATCGGCACGTCGGGGTTGCGCTCCAGCCACGCGGCGAAGTCGCGGAGCGCGTTGACCTGGGCGGTGCGCTTGGCCGCCGCTTCGGTTACGTTCAGGGGAGTCACTGATCGGCCCTTCGTAGGAGTTGTGGCTGGTCGGTGCAGCGGGTCGTCCTGGGTAGGCCGGGGCGGCCCGCCTTCGTTCAGCGGCCGGTGGTCGGCGGCTTGCTGATCGGCTTCGTGTTGGTCGGCTTCTTCGGCGGCTTGGACGGCGGCGGCGCGCCCTTCTTCTTGCCGAACAGGCCCATCAGGAGCTCCGGTCGAGCAGGGCCAGCACCTCGGCCTCACGGAACCGGCGGTGACCGCCCGGCGTCCGGACGCAGCCGATCCGCCCGACCGTCGCCCACCTCGTGACCGTCTTCGCGTCCACGCCAAAGAGGCGGGCCACCTCGCCGGTCTTCAGCAACCGGTCCACGCCGGGCCGCGTCACGGCCGGCCCTCGGCGTTGCGCCTGATCGCGGCGGCGACCTGCTTGGCGAACGCGGCCGGGTCCATCGCCGACGGGCCGACGAAGCTGACCTCGACGGCCGAGCCGACCGGCGGCAGCGGCAGGGCGACGATCCGGCCGAGCTTGCGCTGCACGAGATGCAGCTGCGCGATGACTTCGCCGAGCAGCAGGTTGTGCACGAGGACGTCCTCGGCCAGCGCAGGCCAGGCCATGACGGTCGGCTCCGACGCCGGATCCACGTCGCGCCGGAGCACGGCCTCGGCCTGAGCGATCAGGCGCTCGGCGTCGCGGATGACCTCACCGAGGCGGGGCAGGTTTGCGCCCGGGCCGACCGGCGGCGTAACCGCAGCGTCGGACGGCCCGGGAGTATCAATGCGGCCGGGACCGGTCGGGCCGGTCGGGTGGCCGGGCGGATGCGTGGTCATGCGGCCCGGTCCCAGCGGGTGACTTCGTACCGGCCGTAGCCCTGGGAGCGCGAGGCACCGATGCCCTGCTGCTCGCCGGACGTCCAGATCGCGGCCCACTCCTTCTCGCTGAAGTCGTGGTCGGCCATGACCGTGAAGTCGACCTTCGCGTCGGTGACGTACTCCTCGTACTGGATGCCACTGCCCCGGAAGGTGTGCACGAAGCGCTGGTTGATGCCGCTGGCCTCGGTGACGCCGAGGTGGAGCCGGTCCTCGATGACGAAGACGTGCTCGGCGAGGTAGGACAGCAGGCCCTTGTTGGTCTTGCCCCAGCCCCGGCCGTTGAGCTTCCCGGCGGCGACGGCGCAGGACGCGGCTTCCTTCAGGGCGGCCTTGAGCTGACGGCCCTCGATGTACAGGCCCAACTCGTCGCGCTTGAAGCCGTTGAGGTGCTTGTTCATGGCCACCTGCTCGGCGGCCTCGTCGGCGCTGACGCCTCGGTCGACCATGGTCTCGGCGACCATCTGCCGTACGAGGTCATCGGTCGCGCCGAGCTTGGTGCGGATCCAGGACTCGGCCACGTTGGCGTCCGTGGGTGTGCCGCCCGCGATGGTGCCGACGAGCAGCTGGCCGCTGAATCTGTACGGAAACATCTCCGCTTGATGCTTGGCGAACACGCTGGCCATTCGAATCTCCTAGGTCAGTCGATGAGGGCTGTGACGGCACGGGATGGGCGGGAAAGTCGGACTGAGGTGGGAGGGGTGGCCGCCGGGATGGGTAGTCGGTCCGGGGCGTGGTGGGTGGTGGCGGGATGGGTAGTCGGGAGGGCCTGGCTTGGGCCGTGTTGGCATTGGGTCGGGAAGTCGGGTCCGAGTGGGGTCGACTGGTTTTGGGCGGGGTAGTCGGGTCGGGCCGGGCTGGGCAGTGGTGGATTGGCGCGCGTCGGGTAGTCGGTACGGCGAGGGCCGGGAAGGCGGGAGTCGGGTAGTCGGCTAGACGGCCACGAGCGGCGTCTGCTTGGCGGTGAGCGAGTCCCACATCGTCGAGAGCTGCTGCTCGGTGTAGTGCTCGATGACGGTCCGGTCGCCGACCTTCCTGGCGATCGCCTTGAGGAACGCAGCGGTGAGCAGGGCGTCTCTGGCGCGCTCGGTGTAGGCCTCGCCCACGAACAGCAGGTCACCCCGGGACATGTCGGCAAGCTGCCTGCGGGAGCCATCGGCGATCGTGAACCGCGACGACAGCCAGCGGCCCATCTGCGCAGCGCGACGCTGCTGTGGACTGTCGGCCGCCCATCCGTCGGCAGCGAAGCCGGAGTTGACCTGCTCCATGGCCTTCGCCTCCATGGCGAACGCGGAGCGCGGGGCGGAGTAGCGGGCGCTCGTACGCTGCGACCGATCCCGGGCGTTCACCGCTTCGCGGAGGATGGCTTCCGCCTGCGCGTCCAGCCATCCGGCCAGCAGCTCAGGGTCTTCCGTCCGGAGCTTCTCGGCGATCTTGCGGGCGACGTTGGACGGCGTGTACGAGCCGGTGGCCTCGGCGTTGATGAGTTCGCGCATCTCGCCGACGTAGTCGCGGCTCATGCGGCACCGGCCGAGAGCGCGGAGGGGGCGGAGAGGAAGCGGTCGACCGGGACGCCGAAGGCGGCGGCCAGCTTGTCCAGCTCGTCGGTGTCGAACGGGAACTTGCCGTTGAGCCGGCGGCTAACGCTGGGCTGGGCGATCTCAAGGATCCGAGACAACTCAAGCTGCGTCACGTTCTGGCGAGCAACCTCAGCCCTGACCTCAGCCGCGACCCGCTGGGTGAGAGACTGAGAGATCCCGGTGGGTGTCTCTGTCATGCCGTTACGCTCTCACTCATAGCGTGAGAGGTCAAGGGAGTCTGTGAGATGCTGACCAAAAGGTTGACTTAATAACGTCAGGGCATAACACTCTCTCCTATGAGCATCACGCCTGAGGTTTCCGCGAAGACCCTCACGCAGCTCGTGGCCACCGAGATCCGCGTACAGATGGCCAGGGCAGACGTGCGGCAGTCACAGCTCGCCCGCGAGATCGATAAGACCGAGCAGTGGCTGTCCGTGCGTCTCCGGGGGCGCCAACCGATCGATTTGAACGATCTCGCGCTGATCGCGCGGGCCCTGAACGTCGGAGTCCACGAGCTTCTGCCGCCGCCCGCCGTGGTCGCGGCGGCCGTAAACGGCTTGTCCCGAGGTGCGGGAAGTGGTCGGCGGGGGAACGACCTGAACGATAGTTCCTGCTCACTCATCCCTTCGGCCGTCGACCGACCGGCGAAGGCACCTCGGCCACCCGTCCGCGCGAACCGCCACACGGTCATCGGCAATGGCCCGTACGGCGGAGGGCGCCGCGACGCCACACGCCCGGTATCGGCCGTCCCGTTCTCATCTCGGCGACCTGCCCGAATGGGGCCAGGCAACCGGCCCATTCCCACGTGAGTGAACCAGCACCACGATCGAGTGACCACCGTAAGCGGGTCCCGGGCCAGTGCGGACACACCACCCGGAACCCTTGACCGCAGAGGAGCCTGCGACCCATGCACACCGTAACCACCGCCAAGGGAGCACGCCCGGCGTACGGCACTGTCGCGTACTACACAGACCTCATCGGCCCCGAGGTTCCGAGCGAGACGTTGGTGCTGAAGCTTGTCGACCAGGTCGCGAACGAACTGGTGCTCGGCGAGCTCGAGCGGATCACCCACATCCGCAGCCTGCTGGCCGCCGCCGCGCAGATCCGCGCCGAGCTGGCGGCCGCGCGATGAGCGACCTGATCGCCGAGTACCTCGAGCACCTCGCCGACCTCGGCCGCGCCGACAGCACCATCGGCACCTACACCGACATCCTGCAGCGGATGGACCGGCAGCTGCCCTACGGCCTCATCTCCGCCTGCCAGGACGAGCTGCACGCCTGGATCTTCTCCGACAGCCACGGCAAGGCCCACCGCAAGCTGTGCCGCATCGTCGCGAACGGCTTCTACGAGTGGGCGTCCAACCCGGCCGAGCCACGGCTGGACTTCAACCCGGCCGCCGGGCTGCCGGCCGTCTCCGCGCCGCGCGGCCGCCCGAACCCGATCGCCGAGCAGGAGAAGATCGAGATGCTGGCCTCGGCCGCCCGGCCGCACCGGGACTGGTTCCTGATCGCCTGCTTCACCGGCGCGCGGTGCACGGAGCTGGCCGACCTCGACCGGGAGCACATCACCGAGCGGCGGGTGCTGCTGCATGGCAAGGGCGACAAGCCGCGGTACGTGCCCACGCATCCGCTGGTGTGGGCGCTCGCGCAGGAGCTGCCACCCGGGCCGCTGACGACCGACCGGCACGGCCGGCGGCTGACCCGGCAGCAGGTCAGCCACCGGGGCAACTACTACCTGCAGCAGGTGCTGGGCATGAAGGGCGTGCACATGCACCGGCTGCGGTCGACGTTCGGCACCGAGGCGTACGAGGCGACCCGGGACATCCTGGCTGTGCAGCGGCTGTTGGGCCACGCCTCGCCGGCGACGACGCAGATCTACGTCGAGGTCGGCGGTGAGGCGATGGAGCGGGCGGTGGCCGGCTTGCGCGCGGCCTAGACCTGGTTCGGGCGACGGTGCCGCCGCGGGACGGGTCCGGAGTTGCGCGGCGGCACAGCATGCGATGCGCCCTGGTCGACCACCTCGATGCGGGGCTCACGGTCCGGGTCGAGGTGGTCGGGCCGGGCGACGACGATCACCTGCGCGGCCCGGGCGGCCATCACGGCCATGACGTCGACCCAGTCGGTGGTGATGACACCGGTGACCTCGTAGCCCTTCACGACGCAGTAGGCGATGCATTGATCGGCGTAGTTGGCAAGGTGCTGGGCGGCCGGGATGTAGATGACGGCGTTGGTCACTGGGTGGGCGCTCCTCGTCTGTTGTCGCAGGTGGGGAAGGGCCGCGAGAGATCCCGAGTTAACCGCTGCGTCACCCTTCGGTGCATCCACCGTGACGTTCGACGAAACGGACTTTGTGTGCGTGAACATCACTCAACCGGCGTCCAGTCATCACCCATACGGACAGAACCGTGACTCACCGTTGCTAGATCACCATTTTCCACCCACACTCCGGGTGGCGATCACAAAGGACTCAGCGATGAAGGAACCGGCCATGACCGAGCACGACGGCACCACCTCCTACGACGAGGACGACGCGACGCCGGTGCGGCTGTCGTACTCCACGCTGGCCATCATGTCGTTCGCGCTCGGCCTCGCCGGGCTCCTGCTGTTCGCCGTGCCGGCGCTGCCCTGGCTGCTCTCCGTCCTCGCCGTCGTGCTCGGCCACACCGGCCGGCGCGAGATCAAGCAGGGCGCCAAGCAGGGCTGGGGATACGACATCGGCGGCCTGGTCCTCGGCTACCTCGTGCTAGCGGCACTGCTCGTCGTGGCGGTCGGCCACCGTTAGCGTGTCGCGCAGCGCAGCGCCGAGCTCCTCAGCCGTCTTGCCGTACGCGTAGCCGCGGCGCCTCGCGTTCCAGGTGACGGCCCGGTAGCCCGGGTTCGGGTCGCGCGGCAGCCCGCCCTTGGTCCAGAACACCATCCAGGCGGGAAACTCCGCCTCGAGCTTCCGGCACGCCTCGAGGGCGCCGTCGGGCCAGCCGAGGCGTTCGGCGATGAGCGCGCGGTTCTTCTCCGGGTCGACCGGCGGCAGGCTCATCGGTCGGCCTGCGCGTCGTGCTCGTGCGCCGGGCAGGAGCAGGTCGTCGGCCGGATGCAGGCGCGGTGATGAACGGCCCGCCGCTCGGGAGTCGCCTGCCGGGATTCGATGTCGCAGGTCATCGTGATGCGCTTCTCGCCTGTGCTGTGTGCAGATGTTGTCGACATGGCCACGTCTCCCGCTCACCTCGGGGCTTGGAAGGGAGGCGACGGGCAACGGCCTCGCGGCCATTCCCCGCGTAGGGGGATTGGCTTCCGATCACCCGCCGCCTCCGGGCAATGACTCTACGCTCGCGCTGAGCCCCCGTGTAGTGCCCGCGTGAATCTGCGCGCGCACAGCGTGATCATCTATAGCGTCCGTGGAGTGCCAGCTAAGCGCCCGACGTTCCGCCTGATGGGCTCCGCCGAGATCGGCCGACGCCTCGGCGGGATCTCCCGGACCCGCGTCTACCAGATCACCCAGCGGCGCGGCTTCCCCGAGCCGTACGCAGTGCTGGAGATGGGCAACGTCTGGCTGGCCGACGACGTTGAGGCCTGGATCCGCCAGCACCGGCCGGAGATCAACGAGGCCACCGAGGGGAGCTGACCGGCGTGGCGCTAACCGATGAACTGCTGCGGCGGCTCGTCGAGAGCATGGCCGAGGATCCGGCGTACGAGACGTACGGCCAGCTGGAGACCAGCCCATGGGGCTCCGGCTGGTGGGTGAAGTACACCGACGCCGAGGGCCGCGAGCACTATCTCCGCGTCGTCGTCGAGCCGTTCCGTCCGGAGTGAGGGCACGCAAAAAGCCGCCCCCACCCGAAGGTGGGGGCGGCTCAACCTGGCATCACCAGGTCATGTACTTCGGAAGACCTCGGAGTCTAGTTCACGTACTCGTTGCGGCAGACGTCGTACCAGGCGATCGCGTTGTGCCCGTAGTCGCGGCCGACGAGCGCGAGCCGCTCCTTCAGTCGGGCCACGATGCCGGGCTGCACCTCGATCAGCCAGGACGCGTTGTGGCTCCGGGACAGCGGCTCGCTGAACCACTCGGCTCGCAACTCCGCGCCTGCGTGCTCGATCTCCGTGAACGCCCGCGCGTGGAACTCCCGCCAGTCGCGCGGCGGCACGTTGTGCACGTTGCCGATGACGACCAGCGCCATGTCCGCCGGGCCCGGGGTGCTCACCGGTTACCTCCACTGCCGCCCTCGGTGCGCACGGTCACGCCCGGGTCGGCGAGTCCGAGCCCCAGCCGACGGCCGTGGCGGTCTTCACCGACACGGCGGGCGCGACGGTGATGCCCAGCACCGAGGCGACAGCCGCGGCGATCAGCAGCACGTCGTTGCCGTCGATGCCGCCGAGGATCACCGTCACGGCCACCTGGAGGCCCGCGAGCACGGCGCTGACGGCGGTCTTGATCCACGGCGCGGACGGCACCAGCGGGACGAGGTAGGTCAGGGCGGCGGTGCACACGGCGATGCCGATGGCGACACCCTCGGACGGGTCGATGTGGTGGTCACCGGTGAACGCGCCGACGAAGGTGACGCCGACGAAGTAGAGGAACGAGAACCAGAACTTTCCGTAGACGGCCATGGTCGTGCTCCTTGGTGAGGAGAATGTTAGGAAGAAGGGCCGCCCGGCTACTTCGCAGGGCAGCCAAACTCGTTGCGCAGCCGGGTCAGCTCGGCCGCGAACTGCCGGCCCGACGGCGTCGTCGGCGGCGTCCTGTCCTGCGCATCGGTGAGCTGGACGAAGAGCGTGCACCAACGCTGGTCCGACTGCCGCTGCTGGTCACGCCAGCGCCGCTCCGACTGGGCCTGCACGGTGCCCGCGTACACCACCGACGCGACCGCGACGATCACGCAGGCGATGAAGCTGACCAGCAGCGCGTACCAGAGGCGGACCGTTGGGCTGCTCACTCTTCACCGTCCTCCGAGGGAGAGGGCGAGGGCGACACCGACGAGGACGCAGACGATGACCGCCCACGACCACCATTGCTGGAACGCGTCGAGGGCCTCAGTTGCCGCACGTTGATGGCTCCGGTGATCCCGAGCAAGGCCATGCACGTCGTCAGCAACGCGACGTTGGTCTCCCGGGTGACGATCTGATAGGTGATCCCGCCCAGGCCCACCACCACGCAGCCCGCGTCGCGGACGTAGCCGATCAGCTTCTCCGTGTTCACGCACCCGAGAACGCATTACGGAAGGCCGTCGAGACGGCGGCGTTGACCTCTTCCTGACTGACCTGGTCGGCGCCGGCAGGAAGCGCGGCGATCACCTGAGTAGCCACCGCCGGGGCCAGCATGGCGACCAGGGCCTGCTCGTCGACGACGTCCTTCGCGACCAGCTGCAGCACGACGGTGCGGAGGCCGGCGACGGCCGTCTCCAGCGCTCGGGCGCGCGTGTCCGCGTTGGCCGCGTCAACGGCGCTGCGGTGCGCGTGGATCAGCGCCAGCTGCAGCAGGGTTGAAGCGGCCACCTTGTCGCCGGCCTTCTTGCCGATCTCGGCGGCGGTGTCGTCGGTGATCGTGATCAGGTCGTCGGCGAGCGCCACGTCTGCCTCCTGCGGGTTGAGTTCGTCACGGACCATGTCCAGGAATTCGGACCACGGGAAGTTCGGCCCCGGGTCGGTGTGCGTGCCGTTGTCCTGCGGGAACGCGCGGGTGACATCGACGTGCCCGCAGAAGCCCTTCGCGCCGTCGGCGACCTGCGCGACGGACAGGTGCCGGACCGGGATGCCCCACTTCTTCGCGTCCCGCGCGGCCTGCTTCGCGGCGCGGGCCAGCATCGCCTGCGCGTACGGCGACTGCCAGTCCAGGGAGCCCGCGCGGCCGCACAGTTCGTGCTGGATGCCGCGCCGGTTGCCTTGGGTGCGCGCGGCGTGCGCCTGATCCTCGGTGCGCACGCACTGCACGGTGCTGTCGTTGTCGTGGAAGTAGTGCGTGCTGGTGCCGTCCGTGCGGCGCTGATCGTATGCGGCGCCATCCTCGGCGCTCTCACCGCGGCTACTGCCCTCGGTGGTGTGGATGACGATCAGCTGCACCGCGGTGCGGTTCGCGTTTGTCCAGGACTTTGACGGCATCCACCGCAGGTCCGGGTACTCAGGTGACTGAGCCACTCTTCAACCTCCGTTGTGGGCAGCGATCTTGGCTTGCAGGACCGACAGCGAATCGGCCTCGGTGGCGCCGTAGATGGCGAGGTCTTCCGGGGCGATCTGCGCGAGCACCCAGCCGGCCCAACCCGACCGGTCGCCGGCCGGCCCTGTGTCTATCGCGACGTTGAGCCGGGCCTGCCACCACGCGTCGGTGGCGGTGGTGGGCACGATGTCCTGCACGGCCTTCATGACCATGCCGATCAGCGCCAGCGTGGTCAGGTTGATGTTGTACAGCTCCCCGCTGGTCGACATCACATCCGTGCCGAGCTGATCGGAGATGGCATGCTGGCCTTTGAGCAGGGGCGGGACGAACTGGGACGACCAGGCGGCCATGCGTCCCTCCTCAGAGCGCGATGACGGTGATGGCGCGGTCGAAGAACGTCGCGGTTCCGCCGGACACCCGGTACTGCAGGGTGAAGGTGTTGGAGCCGCCGGTCAGGGTCTTGTAGAGGATGGCCGCGCTGCCCCGGAATTCGGCGTTGGAGCCGTACACCTGAAACTCCATCGAGTCGGTGTCGGCCGCCGCGATCGTCGAGGCACCGGACACCGCCGGCGCGATCCAGGACTTCTGGCCGAGGGTGCCGTTCGAGACCGTCGCCGACGCGAAGACCAGCGCCCGCGTGCCGGTCGTAGCGGTCACTACAGGCCCGGCGCCGGCCACGAGGGATCCGTACGACGTCGAGGTGGTGGTCGAGGAGCTGGACGTCACGGTGGAGTCGATGACGCGCTCGGCGAGGGCGTTGGCGCCGGTGCTGACGAAGATCCGGCCAGCGGCGGTGGCCTTCGCCGGCGCGGTCTCCAGCAGGTTGTCCCGCACGCTGGCGTTCCACTGCGCCGCCGTGAGCGTCGCGTTCGACACCGCGGTCAGGGGCGTGGTCCAGGCCACGTCAGACTCCCTTCAGGGCGGCGACCGCCTCGTTAGCTGTGATCCCGGCGTCCTTGAGCTCCGCGAGCAGGGCGGCACGCCGGTCGGCGATGGCCGCGGCGTCACGCGCCTCGCCGACTTCGGCCTCGCGGCGGAGATCGCGCACCGACTGGCCGTGCGGCTGGCCGGTTAGGACGGCGAGCGGGTGGCCCTTGGGGAACCAGTTCTTGCGCTTCTCGCTGGCCCTCTCCGACAGCGCGGACACGATCTGCGCCTCGGTGGTCGGGGCTGGCAGTTCCACCATGAATGGGTGACCGCTGGTGCAGACGTGGTCAATCACGGGACCCATGCCCGTCGGTTCGCCGGCGGCGTTGGTCGGATAGATCGCGCGAGCATCAGTGCAGCCGTCAACGGGACAGTCGGCCACCCAGCGGCCCCAGTTCACGTAGGCGAGCGCCTTCAACATCAGCTATCTCCTGGGGTTAGTTGGCGAAGACGCCGTCGTTGAAACCGCGGCCCGCAGTGTCGAAGCGGAACATCGTGCTGGGGTTGTCGAGGCCGCCGCCGCCGAACGTGCCGTCGTTGAAACCGCGGCCGGCGACGTCGAACGTCAGCGCGGTGGTGACCACCGGCGGGATCTTCTCCACGCCGAACGTGGTCACGTGCTCCAGGCCGCCGTTGCCGACCGAGTGCTGGATCTGTTCGATGAAGCAGTCGGCGTCGAGGCCGGTGTGCGCCTCGACCACGTGGACCCGGTCCGACAGGTTGCGGGTGAGGCACTCGGTGAGCCGGGTCGCGTTGCCGGCGCCGCGCATCGTCACCGAGATGGTCGGCAGCCGCTCCGCGCGCTGCGCCACGGTCAGGTCGAGGATGGCCTGCGCGTCGTAGATGTTCGCCCACGCCGGCAGCCGGGAGTCGGGCATGGACTTCGGGCCGTAGCGGTCCACGCTCTGCTGGTCGACGGATGACACCACCACGCTGGTCGACGTGATGGCGTAGGCGCGCAGCTGCAGATCCTGGATGACCACGTCACCGGTGGCCGTGATCGTGATGCCGGTCGACTGGCCCGAGGTCCGCGTCAAGGAGATCGCCGGCGTACCGGAAAGCAGCGTGTAGTCCAGGTCCTGCACCGGCGTGAGCGCGCCCAGGAACGGGCCGGACGCGCGGGCGGTGATAGTCAGCGTGGTGCCGGACGGGACGACGGTCTGCCCCTCGGTGCTCCAGACCGCCGACAGATCCCCCTCGATCCGGCGCTGCGGCACCTCGACGGAGACCGAGTTGATGATCTCTTGCCACCCGTGGTTGTAGGCGGTCGGCGACGAGATGCACGGCTCGGTACCCGACGATCGCCAGGTCGCCTGCACGGTCAGCGACGGTGCGCGGGTGAGCCGGTGGTGCCGGTCGCGGAAGACGATCCGGCCCTGGCTGTCGCAGGTGATCAGCGCTGCCGGGCCTTCGCTGTCGGCCAGCGCCATCAGGGCGGTGAAGGCGTCCACGTCGTCGAGCCACCAGTACGGCAGGAACGAGGCGCCGGAGTCGAGGTCGCGGTCCGCGGTCGGCCAGTCGACGGCGTCGAGCAAGTAGCCGATCGCGTCGCCGGTGCGCAGGCCCTGGTAGAGCGGGGTGGTGACCGAGACGCCCTTGAACCGGCCGAGGGCGTCGATGCAGGTCATCGGCACGCTGCGGTCGTTGATCTCCGGCTTGACGTCGAAGTCGTCGGTGTAGCCGGCGTACAGGGTGGTGATGGTGGAGCCGTTCGTTGCCTCCAGCCGCACCTTGCGGCTGGGCTGGACGAAGCCGGCCAGCGGCGACGACGTGTTGTCGGGGCTGTAGTCCCGCGAGCGGTTGTCCAGCTCGAAGTTCAGCTCGCCGGGCGCGGTCGGTGACAGCTGGCGGGACTGGTCGCGGCCGTAGCGCACGTTCAGCGGCGTGCGCTGGTCGAGGGTGCGGGCGGTGACGTCGTCGGCCGAGCCGGCGAATCCGTTGTTGAGCCAGTCGACAAGCAGCCGGTAGCTGGCGGCCATCAGGCCCTCGCCTTGCGCTTGAGTCGGTCGAAGCTCGCCGAGAGCCAGCTGTCCAGCTCATACTGGCTCCCGATCGGCCCACCGAGGGTCGCGTTCAGCACGTACGTGTTGCCGCCACCTCCACCGCCGCCGGCCGTCTGCCAGTTCGGGGTGACCCGCTCAGGCTTGTAGCCCTCGCCGAAGGAGTAGGTGCGCCCGGACGCCCCGACGCCGTAGACCGGCTCCTGGATGGTGCCGCCGTTCTCCATGGCGATGTGGATGTGGTTGCGGTGTGCGTTCATCAGCGACTCGTTGAACGAGCCCTTGTTCCGACCACGGGTGTACGCGTAGTCGCGGTGCTTCGTGCGGTGGATCAGCTCCAGCGGGCCCTTCGCCGCGAGGAAGCTGGCCAGGGCGTCCTGGTTGTAGCCCATCCAGTCGACGGCCCGGCCGGAGCCGTGCCAGAGTGGGTCACCGGGGCGGTAGGCGTTGCCGAAGCTGCCGGAGTGCGGTCCGGACTTGATCAGCTTGATGACGTCGCGCCAGACGCCGGAGTCGCCGCGCTGCGCCGACGGCGACGACGGCCAGTCCTTCGAGAACGTCGGACCGACCACCGCGGCGACCTCGGCGGCCGTGGGGACTTTCGTCCCGGCAGCGCTCACAGGAAACGGCCAACCGACCCGGCCGCCGCCCCGGTAGCCGGGAAGCTGGCCGGTGGCGAGAACCTCGTCGATGAAGCCGGGCGCCTGTCGGTCGATCGCCCGAGTGGTCTTGGCGCTGAGGACGGTTTCCTTGCCGTGCACGACGCCGACGGGCTCGTGCTCGCCGACGTTCGGGGTCCGGCCGCCGTCGTGGAACTTGAGGAAGTCTGCGTTGTCCTTGGACAGGCTCTTGCGGATGCTGGCGACGTTGCCGCTTCCCTGCTTGAGTGCCTTCTGGTAGGCCGCTAGGCTGAGCAGCTTGTTCATGACGGCCTTGTCGCCGGTGACCGAGACCTTGGTGTCGACCCTGCCGGGGATCTCGTCGTACTTGTCGACGAGTCGGCCGACGGCCTTGCTCTGGAAGTCGGTCTGGATCAGGTTCTTCTTGAGCGTTCCGATTTGCTTCCGGTACAGCTCGTCAGCCTTATCCACCGACATGCCGTTGTTGATGTTGGCTTCGCGCTGCTCCTTGATTGCCTTGATCAATGCGAGGACGGCAGAGCGGTTCTCCTGTCCGGCCACGGTATTGACCCGCAGGTCCTTCGACCCGTCCTTCAGTACCGCGTTGGTCGAGGCCAGCTGCTTCTCGTACGCCATGGCCGCCTCGTCGGCAGACATGTAGCGGTTGAACAGGTCATCGAACGCCTTGGAGAGTGCCTTGGCCTCCTCCTCCTGCTTCTGCATCTGCTCCGACGTCTTGCCGGTCTGCGCAGCCAGTTCCCCCTGAGCCCCGGCGGCACCGTGGGCCGTCTTCTGCAGCTGCTGCAGGCCCGCCCATGCCCCCGGCAGCAGTTCGGCCAGCTGCTGGGTGTCCAGGCCGGACTTGGTGAGGATCTCGTTCCACAACTCGCCGGCCTTCTTCGCGTCCTTCTGCGTCGCGATGAACGCGGTGAACGACTCGTCGAGGGCTTTCATCCGGTCCGTGGCGTCGTTGAAGCTGGTGCCGTTCATGGACTCGTTCATCGAGTCGACGACCGAGGAGACGCCCGGCACGGTGCTGACCAGGTCGTTCAGGCCGCCCCAGAAACCGTGCGTGGCGGCCTCCGCCGTCTGTGCGACCGTGGCCAGCTCGTCGAGGTTCTTGCCGAACTCGTCCGTGACGCCCTGGGTCAGCTTGCCGGTGGTGGCGTAGTCCTGGAGGGCGGCGGTGAGCTTGTCGACGTTGACCGCCGAGTTGCCGAGCTTGTCGAACACGGCGCCGGCGACCTCAAGACCGACGAACGCCAGGCCGGCGATCCCGGCCGCCTTGCTTGCCGCCTGAAGTCCGGTCGCCGCCCGTGCGCCGGCCGGCCCGACGGCGTTGAGCTCGGCCACGGTCGCAGCGATCGACGCGCGCACCTTGACCCAGGCGGCGCCGCCCAGCAGCACGGCGGCAGTCAGACCACCCATGACCACGACGGTCGCGCCGATGCCTGAAGGCAGCCGGGAGAACTGATCGACCATCGCCTCAAGGGACTTCGTGATGGCGCGCAGGCCAGTCTGGGCGCCGCCGCCTGACTCGATCATCAGAGTCTCGAGCGAGCCCTTAAGCCGCTCGAGGTCACCGGCGAGGTTGTCTGTCTTGATCGCGGCGGTCTCGGCGGCGTAGCCGGCATCGTTGGTCTTGGTGATCCAGCCCTGAATGCCGTCCTGGCCCTGCTCGTACAGGATGTTCGCCGCCCGGGTCGCGTCGCTGCCGAAGATCTGCGCCATAGCGTTGTTACGCAATTCGGGCGTGAGCTTGCTCAGCTGCGTCTTGAGTTGGCCGGCCAGCGCGGTGATGCCGATGAAGTTGCCCTGGACGTCGTAGGCCGAGATGCCCAGCTCGTCCATCAGCTCCTTCGTCTTACCCGACGGAGCCTGCAGCGCCTGCAGCATCGTCTTGAACGACGTGCCCGCGTCGGAGCCGATCAGGCCGGCCGAGGCGAACGCGGCCAGGGTGCCGGTGGTGTCCTCGATGCTCAGCCCGGTGCTGGCGGCGATCAGACCCGCCTGGTTCAGGGCGGCACTCATGTCGTGGACCGAGCCCTGCGCCTTGCCGGCGGCGGCTGACAGCAGGTCGGCGACGTGCGGAACGTCCTGACCCTTGAGTTTGAACTGGGTCAGCGCGCTGGCCGCGGTCTCGGCGGCCTCGCCGACGTCCAGCTGGCCGGCCGCGGCGAGGTCTAGAGCGCCCTTCAGGCCGCCGCCGAGGATGTCGGCGGTGGAGACGCCAGCCTTGGATAGTTCCTCGATGCCCTTGGCGGCCTCGGTCGCCGAGAACTGGGTGTCCTTGCCGGCCTTCAGTGCGGCCTGGCGCATCTTGTCCATCTCGCCCGCGCTGGCGTGCGTGGCTGCCCGGACGCTGCTCATCTGCTTGTCGAAGTCGGCGGCGGCCTTCACGGCCAGGCCGATGCCGGCGCCAACGGCCAGGCCAGCGAGTCCAGCCCGGTCGGCGATGGCGTCGAGCTTGCCGGCGGCTGCCTTCTGCCCGAGGCCCTCCGAGAACGACTTGGTGCTCTCGCTGGCCCGCTTCATGTTGGCGGTGTAGTTGCTGATGTCGGCGACGAGCTTCACGCCCACGGTGCGCAGCGCCACGGCGTCACCTCTTCCGGATCGTCGTGCCCCAGAGGTGGGCCGGACGGTTGGGGTGTTCCTTCTCGCCGTACGTGCCGCGCTGCTTTTCGAGCAGCTCGCGGGTGGCGTTGCAGACCTGCCAGACCACGTCGTACTGCGCGGTCTTCGGGTCCGCCTCGTCAGCGGTGCACACGGCGAGTGGTCGCCCACACTTCGGGCAGAGGCTGTCTCGGTAGCGGCCGAGAGCGATGACTTCGGCCCGGTCCTGTTCGGTCCAGCGCGGTTCGCGGGTCGTCACGGATCGGATGAGGCGGTCGCCGGCGTATTCGTACTCGGTGACCTCTGCCGGCTCGCGGCCGTCAAGCTGCGACGGCGGGATGCCGAGGCGCTCGGCGGCCTCTACTCGCTCTCGGAGCTCTCCGTCTGCTTCGATTCGTCTGACCAGAAAGGGATGTCGGTCCCACCTCGATTGACGAACCAGCAGGCCCCGGCCAGCTCCTCGAACTGCTGCTCGTTGAGCTTGTCCATGAGGTCGTCGAAGCCGTCGTCGTCCAGTTCCGGGTCGACGAGGCACAGACGGACCAGAGGCTCGAAGCCCGTCTCGCCGTTGAAGCCGAAGACGTTGTCGCGCTCGTGCAGCTTCCCGTCCTCGTCGATCCGAATCGGATGCTCGGCCTTGAACGCCCGGTACTGACGCGGCGGCAGGGACCGCAGCCGGAACGGGTAGACGTAGGCCTGCATCTCAGCTTCGAGATGCCGGATCCGCTCGACGAGGTCCTCCGTGCCGTCACCCGCGAGGCTGTCGCCGGCGTTCTTCCGGAGTCGCTCGACCTCGCGGACGGCGGCAAGGTGGTCGCCGACGAGGTCGCCACGAAGGCAGATCGGCACCTCGCGCTCCTGCTGCCGGGCGCCCGCGATGAGCTTGGCGAAGTCGGGCTTCGAGACTGCGACGACGGCAGCCTTCTTCGGTCGTGCTGGCATTGCTCTCCTACCCGAACCTCCCGAACGAAGCGCCCGGCCGCCGGTTCGGGACGGCGGCCGGGCACGAAAAAACCGCCCGGAGGCGGCGGATGTGGTGACGGAAGAATCAGGCGACGGCGGCGCGGAGCGACGGGCCCGTGCCCGCGGTGCCTGCGGTGATCTTGATCGGGATCTCGTACCGCTCGACGGTGTTCGGCTCGAAGTCCACGCGGGCGACCTCGCCGCACTTCGCCGGGTACACCTCGACACCCTGCGCCGTGGTCCACGCAGTGGCCTGTGCCACCGACCGGCGCACGACCAGGAAGCCGGCGGTGTCCTTCACCAGCGTCGTGAAGATCGTGTCGGTGCCGGACTGCTTCTTGATCCGCAGCTTCGTTCCCGAGAACGACACCCGGCCGTTGTCGACCGAGTTGAATGTCGACGCCAGCGACGAGGTGTCGACGTCGGCGGTCTCCGGCTGCAGGCCCATCAGACCGTCGGCGGTCATCGTCGAGGTGAGGTCGATGCCCGCGTTCAGCTCGGTCGTTGTGGGCGCGTTCTGGTTCGAGATGGACGTGACCCAGTAGACCCTGATCTTGCCATCGCCAGCGATGTCCGGCATGACCTACTCCTTCTTGTCGCCGGCGGCGCCGGACTTCGGGGAACTCTTGGGCGCCGGCTCGTCGGCCGGCTCGTCGTATCCGTCCGGGCCGGACGGAGCCCAGCCGAGGCCCTCGTGCAGGACGGCGGCCTCGTGGTTCAGGACGCCCTTACCGCCGTGGACCTCATGCCGGACCCATTGGAACTCGAGGCCGGTCGGCTCGGTCGTCTCCGACCAGCCGTGGACGCGGGTCCACTGGTCGCGCGCCTCGGTGCCCTCGACCTTGGCCTTGACGCCCTCGGTGTCGGCGATCCAGAACGTCTTCTTGTCACTCATCTCGCGCCCCTCAGGCCGTGTAGATCTCGTACGTCACGCCGGTGAGGGCGCCGGAGAATGTCACCGTCGCGACGCCGGTGGAGTCGGCCGCCGTCCTCGGGACGAGGATCATCCGCACGCCTGTGGCCGGTGCGGCGACGGGCGTGACAGTGCCGGGGTTGCTCGACGCCGTGAAGCCGGCGTCGAGGGTCGCCACGTTCGTTGCGGTGCCGGTCGTGATGACCCGCAGGAAGAGCCCATTCGGCCCCATGAGCGAAGCCGGGAATGTGTCGGAGGCGGTTGGGGTGATCGCGCTGGGAGTTGTCCCGGTCGTGACGACCGACTGCGGTGTCCGGAGCGTCATCCGGCACACCCCCTTCTGAATCGTTGGGCGTGGTGAAGCCGCCGGTCGTCCGGCAGACAGATCAGGTCAGCTGGCTGCGACGCTGCCGAAGCTGTAGACGTCGACCAGATCCATGACCAGCGGACCGGTGTCCTCGTCGCGGCGCGGCGGCGATCCCTCACGCCAGCGGATCGGCGAGCACACGCGGTTGGCGACGACCGGGGTCACGTCCAGCACGGCCGCTTCGACCCGGGCCGCGACACCCCGGGCGGCGATCGCGTTGCCGCCGACGCAGTGGCAGTACGCCCACAGGTTCGCGGCCATGGACCGGCCCGTCAGCGGCACCCGGTCCGGGGCGGTCAGGCCGTCCGGGGTCTCGCGGAAGATGTAGACCAGGACGTAATGGTCGGTCGTGCCGTCGGCCTTGCCGTCGTAGACGGTCAGGCCGGCGTCGGCGCGCAGCAGGTTCAGGAACGCATCCGCGTGGTCCTGGTAGGTGCTCACCCGAGACCCGTGACCTTCACGGCCAGCGCCTGCATCGCCGCGGCGAACTTCGGCTCTTCGGCGTCGGCCGCCGGGCGCATGTGCGGGATCGGCGGGTTCTTCACCGTGCCGAACTCCAGGATGTTGCCGAGCGCGCCCTGACGCTTGTCCTTGTCCGGGCCGATTTCCGCCCAGCTGCCGGTCGCGGTCTCGTGCGTGTCGTAGGTGATCGCATACGGGTACGCCGGGGCGTGCGGGTGCCCGGAGATCCGACGGCGCGCATCGGTCTTGATGTTCAGTGCGCCCTTGCCCAGGACCTTGCGGGACTCCTTGGGTGCGACGCCGGCGGCCTGGACGAGGATCTGGTGCAGCTCGTGGACCTCGTGGGCGTCGATGAGTTCGGCCATGTCAGCCCGTCCTCTCAGTCACGCCGACCCTGCGCGCGGTCTCGTCCGTCTTGTGGAACAGGTCGCGGATCAAGAACACCCGGCCGACCAGGTCCGCGTCGCGGGAGCTCGTGATGGTGATCTCGTCGTTGACCTGCAGACCGGTGACCGTGACGGGCAGCTGCACGACGAGCCGCAAGCGCAGCTGGAAGTCCTCGCCGACGTCGTGCTGGTCGGCCTGCGCCAGGGACTGCTGCACCCGGCACACCCCCGCGTAGAGGCTGGCCCACGTCGGCGTGATGACGCTGGTGTCCGGGTTGGTGGCCTCGCCGGTCCTGCGCCGGATGGTGCAGGCATCGACCATGCTCGCCAACGCGGCGGCCTGACCGCGGGCGAGGGCGGACGCTCGTGACATGTCAGATGCCGGTGAGGTCGAGCGTCAGCGCGCTGATCGCCACCGTCAGCTGCCCCTGGCTGGCGAACGTCTCCGGGATGACCTTCTCGAAGTAGCACTCGCCGCCGGCCAGCGCGGTCACGTCGACCGCTGCGCCGCCCGAGGTCAGGGACACCTTGAACGTGTCCGTGGCGACGTTCACCACGAAGTAGACGGTGCCCTCGGAGACGCCCGTGGCCAGCGTCGTGCCGAGGACGTTGTAGAGCATGACCCGGTCGGTGTTCGCCAGGCCGTGCCCGGGCGAGAGGAACTGGTCGTTCGTCAGGGTCGTGTCGACGGTGGCGAACCCGCGCACGGTGCCGTTGATCGGGGCGTACCCGCGGAAGTTGTTCGTGTTACCGGTGCTGGCGTTGAAGAAGCACAGGAAGCCGTACGTGCCCGCTGGCAGGTCGAACGTCAGCGCGCCGGTGTTCTGCTTGACCTCGGCCGCCGCCGCACCCCACACGACCGCCTGCCGGGCGTAGGCGGGGCTGCCACCGGTCGCCTCGGTGCCGGTGGCGTTGGTGCCGGTTCCAGGGTCGGTCAGGGTCCACACGGCAACGTGGGTGATCTTGGTGTTGGACTCGTCGAGAGCGTCCAGCATCTCGTTCTTCGCGACGGTATTGAACGGCACGGTTCGCTCCTTCAGGGCCAGTACGTGATGCCGGCGAACGGCCGGACGGTGCGGCCACTTCCGGGCCTGGTCGTGGTGCCGCTGTTCGGTCGCGGCGTGCGCTGATGGGTGCGGGCGTAGGTGACCGCCTGGGCCACGCACCGACCGACGGCCGGGCGTGTGGCGCCGAGCTGGCCGCCGACGCCGGTCGCCGTCGCCAGCGCCACCACGCGGGCAGTGGCCGCGTTGCGCTTACCGGTCGTGGACCGGGCGGAGGCAGCGGCGCAGGCACTGCCGGTCGACGGTGCGCGATGGACCGCGACCGACCGGGCCATGCCGGCCGCGACAGCGACTGCGGCGGGCAGCGCCCGATGAACGGATACCGCGCGCGGTATGGCTGCGGCCACCGCCGAGCAGCCAGCGGGCGTGATGCGAGCGGTGGTCGCGGAGATCCGGCCGGCGGCGACGCAGGCGGCGACCGCCGGCCGAGCGGTGCCGGACGTCGGCGTGGCCGTGGCTGAGGCGGCACCGACGGCGGTGACCGTGACCGGCGCCCGCTTGCTCACGGCGGCCGTCGCAGTGGCCGCCGCGACGGCGCGGGCTGAGGTAGCTGTGACGTGCCGGGCCGATGCGTAGGTGACAGCCGCGGCGGTCGAGCGCGCCGTAGTCGGCGTGACGTGCACGGCGGTGACGCGGGCAGTGGTGGCGCCCACGGCGGTCGCGGTCGCCGCGTACACCTTCCGGGTGGTCGCCGAGACGGTCGCCGCAGCGACACTGCGACCGGTCGCTGGCAGCGTTTTGGTGGCGTTGGCCCGGATGGTCCCGGCGGCGGCCGCCAAACCTGTGGCGGCTACCGACCCACCCGCGGCCGCTGCGCTGTGGACGAACCGGCGGCGGGGCTGGATGCGGACGGGTGGCCGACCGCGGCGCGGCCAGCCCACCGATCAGCCCTGCTCGCGCACGTAGAGGGTGCCGGACATGGTCAGCGAGTCCGCCGGGGCCGCGGCGAGCCGCACGACCAGCGAGGTGTCGGCGGCGCTGGCCTCCCACTCGCAGCCCTCCGGCAGCCACAGCTTCTCGCCGGCGGCGACGTGGAACGTGTCGGCGTGAAGTTGTGCCGTCGTGCCGGTGGTGGCCGCCGTGGTGTTGCACGTCTCGGCCGAGAACCCGGCCGCGCTGTCGGAACGGTTCAACGGTGCCGGCGTCGGCGTCGCGCCACCGGATCCCGATGTGGTGAAGCCGCGGATCACCGTGTACGCGAGCAGCTCGGCCTGGGCGTCACCAGCGTCGGACGATTGGCCGACGAACAGGCCCATGACCTCGCACGGCTTGTTGCTCACCGGACGGATCTCGAACAAGTCCACGGCGACCGTGACGGCGACTGCCGAGAAGCTGACGGTGTAGATGCGGTTCTGCGCCACCCGGTGCTCCTAACGCATGGTGAGGCCGCGGTGCGGCCTGCGACGGATGACGGGCTCGGCGGCGGTGGTCGCCGAAGCCTTGAACGCGATGACCAACTCCTGGCGACAGGTCATCGACCCGGTCCAGGACGCCGAGGTGGCGTAGGCGCCGGCCGCGCCGGCGGTGAGCTCGGCGAGGAACGTGGCGCCACGGTTCGTCGCGCCGGTGACGGTCTGGCTGAGCTGGTTGGCGAAGGAGTTCGTCCACGACGGCGCTGACGCCGACGAGGTGGCGGTGAACCGGTAGACGCCCGCCACCGCGATGACCAGGTCGTTCGCGGCCGTCGTCGTCACGGACGTGTTCGTGGTCGTCGTGCCCTCAGTGACGGTGATCGTCGACGTGTTGGAGACATCCAGCGGCGTCGCGGTCGCACCGCTGTACTCGCACACCGTGGAGATCATGTCGGTCGCGCCGCCCTCGGTGAGGGTGACCGTCGACTCCGTGCCGGCGGCGATCTTCCAGAACAGGTAGATCGCGTTGTCGTCGACCACGCTCGGCCCGGCGGTCCACCCGCCCGGGGTCGACACGAGGTTGTCGCCGTTGGCCGTCGCCACCAGCAGGTTGCCCGCCGTGGGGGTAGCCCATCCGTCGCCGGCGCCGATGGCCAGCGACGAGACCGCTGCGCCGGCTTTCGCCACCCGCTGAACTCCGGCGATCGCCACGTCAGGCCAGGTCGAAGGTGATGCCGTTGAAGTCGGACGAGTTGGTGTACGGGCCGTCCGGCGCAGGCGCGGCGGCCAGCTGCGCTGCGGTCGCCGCCCGACCGCCAGCAGGGATACTTACGCGGCGCAGTTCGTTCCCGCCTGCGTCGTTGACTCGGACCTTGACGGTGCGGCCGAGGGTGTTCGCGGCGATCAGAGCCCCGGAACCGATCGGCCAGACCGTGCCGTCCGGCGACGTCCACGCCACGGGGTTGTTGCGCAACGCGCCGGTGGCTGGGTTGAAGAACCACGTCACGCACACCGCGACCGTGCCGGCGGCGTTGGGGATGGTGGTGACGACCTGGCCGGGCAGTGCAGGCATGGCAGACCTCCTCGGGAGGGTTATGCGTGAGGCCGGGGCTAGGCCTTGACCAGTCGGACCGAACCGGTCGGCTGGCCGTACTGGCGTCGCAGGAGATTCGCCAGTGACGGTGAGGCGTCCATGCGCGCCGATGCGGCCTCGTAGGCGACCGCGTAGTCGTCGATCTGCTCGCGAGTCGCCCCGCCAGGGTTGGCGTAGACGGAGGCGGCCAGCTGGAGCACCGCGCTGCGGGCGAGCTGAAGCCGCTGGTGGCCGGCGGCGTATCCGTGGGTGTAGGTCACCGTCACCAGCGACGGCTGATCCGGATAGGCGACCAGCGTCGAGCGCCAGCCGTAGGCCCGCCACAGGCGGGCGCGGCGCAGCTGGGTGCTGTAGTCGGTGACCGCGGTCGCGCCGATCGTCACCGTCGTCACCGCGGTAACGGGGCGTTCGGGCAGGTTCAGGTAAAGCCCGTCGTCGTACTCGTCCAGGTCCAAGGTGACGATGTCGCCGACAACCTGGACGATCCGCTGGCCGGTGACGGCCTGCACCACCGCGGTGGATGCCTCGATCAGCAGCGTCGCGGTGGCGGTGTCGACGTCCTGCTGCAGCAGGGAAGCGAGATCCGACGGCGTCGCGAGTTGGTCTGCCATCAGATCTCGCCCCTCACTGTGTTATCGCTCGGAGACGCCGTTGGCCTGCTTCTCGACGTCCTTGATGTCCCGGCGCACCTGCTCGGCCTGGGCCTCGTCGGTCTCCGGGGTGGGCATGCCCGACGTCACGCCGGCGAGGGTGTAGGCCTCGTTCGGGGTGCTGTCGACCTCGATGCCGCGGAAACCCTGATCGGTCTCCTTGTCGACGACCTCCTGCGGACCCGCGGCCACCGACTTGTCGGCCTTGGCCGCGTCGGCCTTGGCCTTCTGGCCCGCGGGAGTGTTCTCGGGGTGGTCCTTGCTGGTGCTGACTGCCATCGCTGCTCCTTACGCGTACTTCGCGGCGGTGGACACGGCGACGAGCCCACCCGGGTCGGCGATACCAGTACCCACCGCGGTCGACTGCCACTGCAGGACATCGCCGGCGACCAGGAGCAGATCGGAGGCGGTCACCGACAGGGTGATGGCCTTCTCGTCGGCCGCGACCGTGTTGACGCCCGAGTTGAACTGCAGCGTCGCGATGACGGTCGTACCCGCACCGGCCTGACCCTTGTTGACCAGGGAAACCGAGCGGGTGTTGGTGTTCGCGCCAGTGATGGCCGTGACGGTCGTATACGTCACGGCGGTGACGGTGCCGTCGCGAGGCACCACCCAGGCGATGGAGTTGAGGTTGCTGCCGGCGGTCGCCTGCGGCTGCACCGGGACCTGGTGAGCGGCGCCGAAGGGTGCGGTCATGTTCTGCCTCGCTTACGGGATGAGGATGCGGGCGACGGGGTAGCGGCTGCCCTCGGTCGGCTGGTCGTAGTTGAGGATGTTGGCGACCTGCCAGCCCACCCGGAAGGTGAGGCGGATCGCGGTCATGTCCTGCTGGGGCAGGTTGTAGATGATCGCGCCGGTGTTGTCGGTGATGACCGCCTGGTCGAGGATCTTCATGGTGATGTCCTGGCGGACACCGACGACGAACTGCGACCAGTCGCCGAGCAGCGAGTACACGCCGCCGGAGCCGGCGGGCCACAGGCCCCGCATCGGGTAGACGACCGGCAGGCCGTCGATGTCGGTCAGAGTGGCGTTGGCGCGGCCCGGGTCGAGGCGCTGGCCGGTGCTGTCACGCGCCGGCCGGATACGACCCTTCCACGCCGTCGACGCCACAATGCCGGTCGGGTCGTAGCCGTCCGCGTCGAGCAGCGCGTAGGCCGCGTCGAGGTCGCCGTAGCCGCCACCTGCGGTCGCCGCGGCGTTGCCGGTCAGCGAGTTGCCCGCGGCGAGGGCGGCGGCGGAGATGTTCGTCGGCCAGGTACCGGGCGCGTTCGTGCCGAAGAACGCCGCAGCGTCGAGCGTGCGGTAGAACGCCTCGACGAGGTAGGGCATCGCCTCGTCCCAGATGTTCACGTCCACGTCGGCGACCACGTTGTCGGGCACCGGCATGATCGTGGCGATCTCTTCGATGTTCAGGTACTTGTTCGTCCAGTTGACCTCGGTCGTCTGCTTCAGACCGGTGTCACCGTTGACGAAGTATCCGACCGGCAGTGCCGACAGGACGGGGAATCGCACCTGGGCCCGACCCACCGGCACCCGGCGGAACAGGCGCAGCACTGCCGACTCGTCGGTCGCCCGGCGGAGCATCTCGTTCGAGACTTCTTCGGGGATCAGCGCCGACGCGTCGGTACGCGAGGTCAAGTTGTTGTAAGCGATGGGACTCACCTTCCTTGGTCAGCGGGCCCCATCTGGGTCCCTACTGGTCAGCCCCGGCCCGCCGCACGGCGGATCAGGGAGTTCATGTCGGCCGGCTTCCCGGCCGGGGTGCGGGCGCCGCCGTCGAAGTCGGTGCGCTTCTGTCCGCCTCCGAGTCGCGAGATCCGGGCCTCGATGGCCTTGGTGTCGGGCTCGCCGTCGTCGCCGAGGAACTTCGTCAGGTCGACGTCCTCGAGGTAGGCGGACAACGTGTCGGTCTCCACGCGGCCGGCGGCCGCGGCGCGGAACTCGGCTCGGACGAGCCGTGGGCCGGCCTTGGCGGCTGCGGTCTGGGCGCCCCGCTGCTCGGCCTCGGCGACCGCCTTCTCCTGCTCGGTCAACCCGGACTTGCGGACCTTGTCCAGTTCAGCCTGGGCGGCTCGCAGCTCGCGGCGGTACTTGGCCGCTTCCTGGTTCGCCTTGGTGACGCGGGCGTCCTCGGTGCTCTCCTCAACGGTCGTCGCGGCCTCCTGGGCCTCGTCGCTCGCCTCGGTGGTGGTGTCACTCATGCGCCCTCCAGGGGCTACTTCCACCGCCCTCCAGGGGCGGGAAGATCAGGTGATGTAGCCGTGCAACCGCAGTAGGCGGATCGCGTCCTCGCGGTCGCGGGCGTCGCGGAAGATCTGCTCGGGCATCAACCGTGGTCGGCGGCCGGCCGCCTCGGTGGTGTAGAGCCGGCCGTCGGCGGTTTGCATGCCGCGGCGCGCATTGACGACCTTCGCCATGTCGGCGCCCTCGCGGACCGCCTGAGCGCCGGCCTTGCCGAGGAGCTCGTCCTGGCCGGCCGGGTCGAGGGAATCGAAGTACGCCTTCGGATCGGTGCTGACGTCGTCCGGCGCATACTCGGCGACCGGGATGTGCCGGCAGTCGCAGCGCGGATGCCGCAGGAAGCCCTGATTCCAGCGGTAGCGGCGTCCGGCGAGGATCAGGCACCGTGAGCACGTCTTGCCGACGACCATGCGGACATAGCCGCGGACTTCGGGCCGTGCGGCGATGGCAGTCCCGACGGCGACGCGCCCAGCGTCGGCAACCTGCGTGCGTGAGATCAGGTCGAGCACGAACCGGCCAGACGAGAGGGCCTGCGCCGGGCGTGCCCCCTGCCTGATCTGACCCAGGGTCGTCAGCACCGGCTGCAGCAGCAGCGACGCCAGCGGCCGTCCGTCGGAAGCGATGCCCGCGAACGCGCCCGGTGCGATTCGGCCAGCGGCCTCGACGGCGACGCCCGACTCGGCGAGAACATCATCGACGTACACGCCGGCCGAAGCCGCGGCGGTGGCCTGCGAGGTGCCGAGGACCGCGACGGCCTGCGGGAGCAGGGCGCCCCACGATGCGGCGATGTTGCCGGATTCGATCGCCCGCCACAGCCGGGCGAGCTCGAGCGCGGTCCGCCGGGCGAGCGTCACCTGCCGGTCAGCGTGCCCGACGGCGATCTCGTCGACCGCCACGGCCTACTCCCCGATGGGCTGGGCCGCGCCGGACGCTGCGCCGTCTGGCAGGCCGCGGCCGGCGGCCTGGGTGAGCTGTCCGAGCGGATCGCGCGCGGCCTGCTCCTCGGCCATCTTCTTCCACCGCTGGATCTCCACTTGCGATGCGCCCCAGCGCTCCCAGAGCGCCTCGTCGGGCACGTGCAGGGTGGACATCTTCGTCAGCGCGTCGACCAGCTCGCCCTCGGTGCGGAACTCCGGGTTACGCCACTTCGTCTCGATGACCTCGCGGCCGTTCGCCAGCCCTCCGGCGCGGCGGGCCAGGCCCATCGTGTCCTCAAGGCCGTCGCCGGCCGTCCGGTTGCGCTGACGGACCTTCGAGACTAGGCCGGATTCGGAGGCCTTCAGCGTCTCGCCGTTGACGTTGGACATCTCGCCGAGCAGGTACTGCGCCGGCGTCCGGGTGCGGGAGGCGATGTCCTTGACGTCCTCGCGCTTCGCCGCCGAGTACGGATCCAGAGGTGCCGACTCGAACTGCCCGAACTGCGTCTCCGCCATCTCTGAGGTGATCATGCGGTTGCGCCCGACGTCGATGCGGTTCTCGTTGCCGTCGGCGTCTTTCTCCGGGAAGCCCTTGGCCCACTTCTGCGGGAACGCGCCGAAGTCCTGCGTCATTAGCCGGTCGGCGATCGTCTTGTTGATGCGGTCCTGGACGACGATCACGTCCGCGAGTTCGGACACCCCGCCGGTGAGCAGCCTCGGGTTGTTCGCGACCTCCACCAGCGGCACCTCGCCGAGCGGATTCTTCGCCGGCCAGCGCTCGCCGCGGACCTCACGCTTCTCCCAGCGGGGCTCGGTCACACCGCCCGGGGTGGGGTTAGGCGACTCGAACTTGTAGACCGCGTCGGGCAGGTAGAGCGTGGCCATCTGCTTACCGGTCCAGTCGTCCTGCCACACCTTCAGTCCGGCCGCCCGGCGTCGGCGCGCACTGCCCGGCTCGTACTCGACGGTCGCCTGGGTCGGATGCTCGGCGTAGATCACCGGCTGGTCCCCGTCGGCCGGCGGGGCGACGAGCAGGAACGAGCAACCGCCGATCGCGGCCTCGAGCAGCACCTGGTCAGAGGCGGCGTCGAGGTTGTTGGCCTGCCAGATGTCCCAGGTGGGCATGTCGGCGGCCAGGTCGTCGCCGATGGAGAAGCCTTCGACGCTCATCCGCTCGACCATGGCATCGACGACCAAGCCCATGTAGTTGCTGTTCGACAACGACAGCAGGCGGGAGAACTCTTCGCGGGACTGCTCGGCCAACCACGGCAGCCGCGGCGGCTTCCCGCGGTAGTAGGCGTCGTACAGCTCGAACGTCTCGCGCTGTACCTTCAGGCGGTCGTAGAGGCGCTTCACCCACCATTCGGGCGTGAGGGGCTGGTATGGCTGCGACACCGTGATCCCCTCATCAATAGCCGGACACGCGCCCGACCACCCTGGTCAGCGTCTTGCGGTTCAGGCCGGCCTCGATGACGTCCGCGCGGGCCTCGTAGGCCAGGGCGGCACCGACCACGGAGTCGATCTTGCGGGGGCTCTTGTCGTGCTCCTTGCGCACGAGTCGGTGGCCGCCCTTCATGCGGACGTAGGCGTTGCCGAAGTGCTCGGCGAACGTCCCATCACCGGAGTGCCAGACCGCGCCCACCTTCAGGTCGGTCAGCAGCCGGTCGAGCGCTGCCGCCATCTGCACGTCGCGGCGGGTCTCCCAGGCGATCACGCGCTCGGTGCCGAGGGTCTCGGCGAGCGTGTCGATGTCGGAGCGCCACTCGTGCGGGTCGGCGTACAGCCGGGTCACCTTGTAGCGGGAGAAGGCCTCCCGGATCGCCGCGAGGACATCCGAGCGTGGGACTTCCCACCAGTTGCCCTCGGGCCCGGACGGCTTCGCCCAGATGCCCACCGGGAACAGGAAGCCGTCGGAGATCCGCGAGCCGATCAGCACCGTCGAGTCGTCGTTGAGCGACCCGTCGAAGCCGAGGGCAATCTCTGTGCCGGGCTCGACCGCTTCGACACGGGCCTGCCGCTCGACGACGTCCAGCGGGATCCACACGTCCTTGGTCGACTGCGCCCGGTTCAGGAAGTACCGGGCCGCCGTCGCGTCATCGGGGCACGAGCGCGGGTCGCGCATCTCCCGGTAGATCCGCGGCAGGTCCATCCACGCCGCGGCGGCGCCGTAGACCTGCTTGAGCTGAGCCAGGGTGTGTTCCCTGTTGTCCAGGTCGATGCGGCCCTTGGCCTCGCGGTGGTCGACGTGCACGGCCTCGGACAGCTCGCCCTTGCGCCAGGCGGTCAGCGTCTCCTCGGCCGTCGACTGCTCGCCGGGGCGGTAGGCGGTGGTCGTCTGCATCAGCCAGGGCTCGGCCAGCTTCCGCTTGCCCAGGTTGCGCTTCACCGTGCCGTACATGGCCTTGGGCTCGCGCAGCACGTACAGGTGGGTCTCGTCGGCGCAGACCCAGGTTTCCTTGCCGCCGTCCTTCGATGCCGCGCCGGCCGTGCACGCCCGGATCTCACCGCCGTGCGGCAGGTAGAGGGCGGTCGCCGACTGGTACTGCCGGATACCCGACACGCCGCCGTAGATGTCCGGGTGGACGTCCGGGCCCCAGGTGCCGGCGATGAAGGCGATGTTCTCGAAGGTGTTGCCGGCCTGCGACTCCTCGGTGGCCAGGCACTTCAGCAGCGGGGACACGATCGGTCGGCCCACCGGCTGCCCGTCGGCGTCCCAGCCGTCGAAGCGCACCGGGGCGAACGCCTCGGCCGTGCCGACGAAGCCGGCCAGCTCGCTCTTCGCGCGGCCCTTCGGCCGGCTGAGCACGCTCTCGTCGTAGACCCGCCGGCCGGTGGCTGGGTCAAGGCGGTAGGACTCGACGATGAAGTCAAACCACTCATCGTCCAGCTCGATCGGCAGGCCCTGGATGTCGCCGGGACCATGGCAGCAGTACGCCTGGATCCAGTCGGCGATTTCGTAGCCGAGCGAGCAGATGTGCCCCTCGAACTGCGGCCGCCAGGCCATCAGGCGCCGCGGGCCACCCGGGCCCGGTCGATCGAGGACACCTTCGCGCCCCCGGGGACAGTCGGCTTCTGCGCGCCGCGGGCGCCTCGGTACTGCGGTCGCTTGCCAGTGGCCGCGTCGGGCAGCCGGAGGGCCGCCAGGAGCTGCTTCATCTGGTTCGCGGTGGCGTTGGCCTGGGTCAGAGCGGCGTCGATCCGCAGCTCGTAGTCCTCTGTCCGCAGATTGTGGGTCAGGCGCATCCACACGTCGGCGTCACCGCGCAGCACGGTGTCGAGCCGGTCAAGCCGGTCCTTCGAGCGGCAGGCCTCGAGGAGCTGAACCTTCTGAACAGCGTCGAGGTCGTGCTCGTCGGTGATCGAGTCCCAGAGGGCGCGGCCGCCGGCTCCTAGATCGGTGTAACTGTCCGTCACGACGGGTCACCTCCTGTAGGGAACTCAGGGGTCTGGACTGCGAGGCACCTCCCCCGCGGTGTCCTATCCGGCCGCGTCGGCCCCTCCCCCTGGGTGGGCTATGCGTCTGATGAGATACGCCGGGTGGCGGTCGCCGTGTTGCAAGG